GTCTTTACGGATGTGAAGAAGGGCACGTTTGCCGCGACGTCCGTCAGGCCGACTCACGGGCAGAGCGTTCGAGATGACGTGACTGGGAAGATCGTCAGCGTGATTGATCCTGCCTCCGCAGATGATGTGTTGAAGGGTGAGGAGATTACGACGGCGCTGAAACATGCCTCGAGAGGCGATCTTCTAGAGGCGCTTGCAGCTGCTCGCGAGTCAAAAGACCTCGATCAGATGAAGGTCATCGGTGCGGAGCTTTCGGAAAGGACTGCCGCAAGAGTTAAGGCGCTCGGTAACACTCTTAAGGCGGAGCTTCTTACGAGAGGGTATTCTCAGGCAGAGATCGACACGATGGCGAAGCCTCGCGCAGAGCGCCTCGTTCGAGAAGACTTCCGTAAGCCAGGTTCCCAGGCGCAAGATCTATCGACGCCAAAAGGCATCCAGGGTCCGCTGTTTAAGTGGGATGAGTCCAGCGGAAGCCGAAGTACGAATGAAATGGGCGTGGGCGGTTTTCAGCGGCGCAGCGGGGAGAACACGCTTGTCAGGCTGATGAACGCCGCTAAGCGGGAGAATACGCTGAGGGAAGTTGAAAGACGCATGGCTGCCGGACAGCTCACGCCTGAAGCTGAAGCGGTTGTCAAGCGCAGAGCGGAGAAGGGCGGAGACCGTCGCACGCGCATGCAGAAGATCCGGGACGATGCTCACGCGTATTCGAAGGATCAGTCGACGCTCTCTGACGAGGCCGCAGGCCGACCGAAAGGTGCAGCTGAGAAGCTAGCGGAGGCTCGTGCGTCTCTCGCGAAGAACGTCGAGCTGAACAAGGACAATCCATACTCTCCCTCCTACAGCCCGTTCGAGGTGCAAGTTCGCACGGACGGCGGGAAGGTTGAACGCAGGACGCTTGCGCAGCTTACTCCCGTGCATACCGTTCTCGAGTATGCAGGGATGAAGGGACAGATGGGGCTGAAGCCTCACTCGACTGGGGAGGTGCGTCATGGAGTAATCGATCTCCAGGGAGGGAAGGTCGAGCTGGAAGCGTTCGACAATCCCTCGAAGGAGTGGGAGAACCCCGCGATGAAGATTATCGTGGACGATGATCACCTTGTCGGGCATCAACCTCGAATCTTCCTCCACAACGAAGGTGTGACGTTCTCCATTGCCAACACGCAGCAGTACGATCCTCTGCGTGGCGACTGGAAGATGGAGAATAGGCATCCCGTCCTCGGGTACGAAGCAAAGGTCACGGATGTAGGACCGATCGACTCGATCGCAGCCTATCAGCATCCGCAAAAGATATATACGACTACGGGTGCTGCAGATCTTGGGTATCGGCAGGAAGACTCTATCACCAGGCGTTTCGGACTGTTCCAGCGAGAGAAGGCCCTTCAGGACAAGGAGTATACCTTCTCCAATCGAACAGTTCGCGTCAAGGGAGGGATTACTGCGGGTGACGAAGTCTCGGGACGCCTGCGTTCTCGTCGCGCCTGGACGGAGACGGAAGTCCCTGGGCGAGGCGAAACTCTCCGCAAGAAGACGTCGCTCGGGAATCAGTATGAGACGTTCGCTTCTCAAGCGGACGAGTTCGAAGCTGCCCCGAAGTTCGATGCAGGCTTCTCTTCGTCGAAGGCAACGGACTACGGGGCAGGAGACTTCACCAGCGAGACGCATCCTCGAACTCTCGAACGCACTCCCAACGAACTTGAGCCTGGAGACATCGTCGAGCGTCCGCCCTCCTTCGCAATTTCGAAAGAGACTGCGTCCCAGCATCTCGAGATGGCGTCGGCCAAACGTATGGCCAAGGTGATGATCGAGGAAGGTGCGGATCCCTCGACGAAAGTCCGTATCACGATTAGCGGAGGTCAGTGGGACGATCTTCACGCGCCCTTCGAATGGTCCCTGGGAGAGCTTTCCACGCAGCGCTTCCGACCTGTCGCTTGGCATAGCCTGACGGCAGTCGCACAGAGCCGTGGCTACCAAGCGATTCCTAACGGCTACGAGGTCCTCCTGAGGAGCGCAGGGCGCACGACCCGCTTCCCTTCGGGCGAGGAGGCTTTGTCCTTCCTCACTCGCGAGCCCCGCATGAAGAAGTACTCTCCCGTTCTGGAGAAGGACCTCCTCGAAGCTTGGGCAGCAGGCGGGGCCGAGAGAGCAACAGATCATCCGATCGACACCGCCCGCTACCGTGCAGTCAAGGTTCAGGAGTCGTCCATCAACGAAGTCGTCGGGGGAAGGAGTCCTGCAACACTCATCTCCTCGCGTGACGAAGAGTCGCTTCGAGCGGCTGTGCAAGGCCTTGCGAAGTCTCAGAACGTCGGGGGAAGGTTCGAAATCTTGAACCTCGACCCTGTCGTCATGCCGGAGCGTACAGGGAAGGTCTCTACGGTCGTAGGGAAGGGAAAGAATAAAGTTCTTCAAGCGGGTGCGACTGAGGCGGAGACCACGTTGCCTCCTGCGGACATCCCGCACAAGCCTGGCGCGAAGGACACTGTTCCGGAACCTTCACGCTTCATCGTATACGAGGAGAACTCCGTCAGGGCGAAGCTCCTCCAGCAGCAAAAGACGTTGAAGAAGATGGGCATCGACCTGTCGAAGTCAACTCAGAACATCCTCTTCCAGCTCTCGCAGTATGGGAAGGGAAGGGGCATTGACTTCCTCTTCGGCAATCGAGATGCAGGCGACGCCCTTCTCTACGCACAGCTGCGGCAGTGGAACAAGCCCAGTCTTTTCAGACTCGGCGGCATTCGCGACGATGCGCATGGAGCGTTCCGCACGTATGGCCCCGAACTCCGAGAGAAGATCGGTGCTCAGCTCGCCGCCAAGCCTCCTCTCAACTCCTACGACCCCGCTCTAACGCAGCGGCTGCGCGGTATGCCTCAGGGACCGGAAACGATTAACATTGGCGGGAAGAAGGTCACGACGAAACTTTCCGAGCCGATGGATCGTGCTCCGGGCCCAGGAGATGAAGGCGTGCCGGACGAACTTCACGACATCGGCGATCTTCTCAGTCCGATCGGCGGAGGGAGCGGAGACGAGCGTCCTCCGCTCCTCGAGCTGACGCCCGACATGCACGAGCAAGTTGAGAAGATCATCCCGAACACTCGCGGCTACAAGTTCCTCGACATCTTCCGCGTCCCGATGCAACTCTTCAAGGAGTATCAGGCGGCGACGGGCATTCCCTTCTATCGCTGGTGGGAAGAGATCGATCACGGTCGTACGCAGGTCACTCGCTTCACGAACCCTGTGTTCAACCAGATTCACGCGCTGACGCGAGGGATCAAGGCTGCAGAGCGACAGCAGGTAGGGCAGCTCTTCGAACTTCGCTACTCCGACCCGACGCACTTTGCCCGGATACAAGGAGACTACTCGCAGTTCTCCGAACTCGCGCAGAAGGGTGAGAAGCTCCTCGATAGCACGATGAGGAAGTTCCTCACGGACATGGATTTGGATCCCGACAAGGAACTTGCCGAACTTCCCTTCTTCCGTAAGCACAACATAACGGAGAAGGAAATGCGTCCGTATGAGAGTGGGCGGCCGCCTTCTCCCATCACAAGGAAGTCTTCCGGGTTCATGGAGGACCTTGCCTTTGACGAGAGGGAGTACGACTTCTCCTCAACGATGAAGCGCTACGCCACGGCCATTGCCCACGAGAAGTTCCTCGCACCGCAGTGGGAAGCGATGAACAAGACGATGGGCGAGTTGATGGGAACGACCTCCGATCCCGCCACCGAGCACATGCTTCAGCTGTTCAACAGGCACCGGGCGGAAGCCATGCACGCTCAGGACCGTATGGGCTACGGCATGGCCATCGGCATTCAGAACGTGGCGAAGCGGTTGAAGATGGATCTCACCCTGGAGCAGTCTCAGGACATCATCAACACGTTTGCAGGGGCGAACTACTTCGCCAACCTCGCATTCAACGTCGGCGTGACTGCACGCAACTACCTCCAGACGTTGCAGACGGTCTTCCCTGTAATGGGGTCGAAGGCAACGTCCTACGGCATTAAGAAGGCCTTGGAGTGGAAGAGGGATCCCGCGTTGCGCAAGTCGATGGAGGCGCTGGACATCGTTAACACCGACACGATGCTGCAGGGCCTCTCGAACATCCAGAAGGCCGTCTTGGAGTCCGACACACTCTCTCACGTGGCGAAGCCTCTGGGACAGATCTCCGACTTGATGAGCAAGGGCGTGGCGATGTATCAGTCGGCGGACGACTTCAATAAGGTCGCGGCGTATCACGCGCAGTACTTCCATGCTGAGAAGGCCGCGAAGGAGTTTCTGGAGAAGGGGAACTGGGAGAAGTTCCTCGTCGACAGCAAGTTGCAGATGAGGGACATCCGAATCAAGGATCCACAGACCGGGATGATGGTTGATGGTCCCTTGATGACGAACGTGAAGAATCTTCTGGCGGAGGGCAAGCCGGCCACAGCTGCACACGTTATGGCACTGGACTTCGCGAAGGAGTCGCAGTTCCTCTACAGCCGGGGCAATGCTCCTGCCGCCATGCAGGGGACCGTCGGCCGCCTCCTCTTTCAGTACGGCACGTGGCCAGCTTGGTATGTGGAGTGGGTCGGGAACAACATGATGTTTCGACGAGGATCGAAAGAAGAGAACCTCAAGAACATCGCACGCTGGGCCGGTGTCAACGCCACTCTCTACTACGGCATGTCTGAAGTCTTCGGCGTGGACTTTGCACGGTGGACGTTCTTCGCGCCGCTCTCTTATCAGGGTGGACCACTCGCCCAGATCGCGCAGGAGGGCATGGCCACGTTCGCTGCGAAGACGTCAGGGGATGACGATCCAGTCGCACGCATCCAGGCAAAGCGCCTAGGCAACGCTTGGAAGCAGCTCGTTCCGTTCCCGACGGTTGCAGCGAGAGGCGTCGCGGGCGCGGCAGGAGACCTCATGGATGGAGAGTATGCCGAAGGCGTTAAGAAGGCCCTCGGCTTACCCTCCACGGACAAGAGGAAACACTAGTGAAAGTATGTCTTGACGCTGGGCATGGAGGCAAGGACATCGGCTACCCCTTCAAGAGGTACCGCGAGAAAGATATCACGCTCGCGGTCGTACGTCAACTCGAGTCCCTTATGAAGGCCGAAGGAAAACATACTCCGGTTCTCACGCGGGTGCTCGATCAGGACGTGCTGCTCGACGAGCGCCTCAGCATTGCGGATGGAGAGAACTGCGACGTAATTCTCTCCATCCACCTCTACGCCGACCCACAGGACTATACGCCAGAGTGGCGCGGAGCAGAAGTTTGGGTCAACCCAGGTCATCAGAGGAACCGTGCCTTGGGACAGCTGTTGCACGAGAGGCTCTTCGATACCTTCGAGGGGTATCCCTGGAAGGGGGTTCGCCACTCTGAACAGCTTGACATACTCAAGCGTGCCACGGTGCCAGCAGCTGTAGTCGAGCTTGGGTTTATTGATCTTCGCCATGAGGCGGAGTTCCTTTCTCGTCCTGGGGTTCAGCACATGGCTGCTCAGGCTCTTCTCTCTGCTCTCGACGCTTACGCCGAGCGTCTTTAGTCCTCTTGTACACGGAAGTGTAGTCGACGCCCAGGCGACGCGCAACCGCCGTCACTCCCGTAGCTTCAATCTCATCCAGGAGGTCCTCAGTCACGTCGAACTTGACGTACTGGGCACCTCCTTGCGTCTTGACTTCGATCTGGAACCGTTCGAACGCGAGCCTCACCGTGTGCCGCGAGATCATTAGCTCGTTGGCGATGCCCTCGATCGACTTGTGCTCCTTGTACATCACTTCGAGCATCAGCTTCGGAATACCTGTCTCACCTGTCGGATCCGTGAAGCCGCGCTCCTTCGCAATTTTCGGCCAATCGATCATTGTTTCCAACCCTCTGCCGTAAGCAGATACTTCCCACTCTTCGTGTCTTTGATGATGAGACCGGCCTGTACTCCGGTCTCGATGGTCTGTTTGAACGTCAGTGCGTTCATCTTCTTGCTGTTGAGGCGAAGCAACTCGCTGTGCCCTGCTCCACCCTGTCTTCCTTTGAGCTGTTTGATCAGTCCGCCGAGCGCTGCTCCTTGTTGTGACTCCTGCAGACTGTCGAAAGTCCCTGGTAACCATGCTTCGATCCAGTCGAGAATACGGACGGCGTGTTGTAGGTGGCATCGCTGCATCTCCAAGTGATTGCCGCCCTCGCTGACGTTTAGTAGCATGGCGAGCCGCATTGCGTGATCGGGTTTTCTTTCGTAATACCCGCTGAATTGTTTGTTCTCGTGACGCTGTCGCTGGTTAGTCGTATACCACGACATGTACCAGTCCCGGCAGTCCGACGACATCATCACCTTCCCGCGGATCTGCGTGAGAAGGCGTAGCCTCTCCATCAGAGCGAACTTCTGCTCCTTATCCATTTCAGGTGGTAGAGGAAATGAACGTGGTGTGTCTTCTTGCACGACGAACAGTAGCCTCGATATGAAGCCACCTCCAAACGCGCTTTTGGGGATTTCCGTCTGAATCCAGTCCAGTGTACTCGCCCCCAGAAACGTAAGGGCCACGTTCCGCAATTCTGCATCACCACGCATGATCGTCGCTGATTTCCAAACGTCAGGACAATCCATAAGTCGGGTGAGCATCGGAACCATGCCCTCTTGGTACTTCTGCTTTCCGAGAAAGGCAGCGAGCTCTGGAGCATAGAGGAGGCCAGTTGCCGGATTCTTATCCTTGAGAGATTCAACGAGGACTTCTGGCGTGAGCTTGTCGGCGAGGACATTGAGACCTATTCCGTTCATCATGTTCACGGCGATTTGACATGCGGACGTCTTTTTGCAGCGGCCGCTCGGCGCCACGATGACGACGCAGAGATTCGGAAAAAGCTGATACGGGCCCATGTCGTAGAAGAGATTGCGGGAGAGGGCTGACGATATCGCCATCATCCCCGCAAAGAAGTGGAAGACCGTAGGAGGCTCGGTATTCCGCGTGTATCTCACGTAGTCAGCTATCCAGCCGCTCCGTGGGACGAGGTCGTCAAAGTCATTCGGGCGAGTTGCTGATGGATCAACTTCCCTCCTAACGTCCTCAATTGTCATGTGGAAGACTCGAGCGAGACTCGAGTACAGCTCCTCAGGACGTGCCGCCGGTGATACGTCTCGCACCCAAGAGAAGATTTTCGTCTTCGACTCGGGTGCGATATCGGTCATCGTATTGAGCGCATCCATCAGCTTGTGAATCTGGGTGGAGAGCTCAAGGTCCTTCACGCGAGAAACCTCCGAAGGCATGCCACGTTATAGAGGGCAGTGGCCATCTGGTCAAGTTCCATTTCAGGCGCGTCGAGGAAGCTGTCGTAGTGAGGCCAGGCACCGTGAGTGGTCGTCACGTTGTCCAGGCGCTCTACTTTATATCCCCACTTCAACGGCTTCGAGGTGTCGAACGTCCCTTTCGGAAAACGTGTTGCTGCTCTCCTCGCCTCGGAGAGGTCCTGCATTCCGAGGAAATGTACTTGCTTCCCGAGGTCCCAGCCTTTGTGGTGGATATCGAACTCCGCTATCCACGCTTGACGATCTCTTCGATAGGGGAAGCAGATCGTCGGTACGTACATCATTCGGTAGAGCTCGAGCAGGCCCATTCTATCACCTTCATCGTCTCCGACGATCACTGCCGCAGTACGAAGGTTGAACTGCTCCAAGCACCATTCGAGGTTGTTCCGAGTGAACTCTACGTCGTCGATGCGGTCAGGGCTAATCACGATGTCCGCCGCGATGATCGATTGTGCGATGACGATGTCTTCCCTCTTCGCCATATGCCCGAGTTCGTGGAAGCCGTTGTCGAGAATGATCGTTCTTCCCTTCTCACGTTGACCGACGAAGAAGTCTCTATACTCCCTGTCTCCGACAATCCTGTGTGCTATGGCGAAGTCGAAGTCCGTCAGGCGACTCAACTCCTCTGCGTGTGACTTTGGAATTTCCATTCCTAGCTTCATCCGAGCAACTCCTTCGTGAGGGAGGCGTTACCTTCCTTCGCCTCTTTCCAATTGAGGCCGAAAACTGTCTCAGCGGGACAGCTCCAGCCCTGCGGATAGTACACCCTGATCATGTCGGGATTCGCACTCGCCTCGACAATCTGGGGCCACTTTCGATTCATGTGAGTGTCGACACACTCCTTCACTTGCTTCGCCAGGTCCTTTGGTGTGACGCCTACGACTTCGTCATGGACGCTTAAGCGGAGAGAAGCTCCTGCGGGTAGGTCTCCGTCAATGTCGATGATCGCATCGTACATCATGTCTGCGGCGGTGCTCTGCTGAGGGAAGTTGTAGACTTCCGTTACTTGCCTGGAGAACCACCATCTCCGTCTGTTCCACGGATTCTTGAGGTAGCCGTTCTTCTCGACGAACTTGACGTTGCGTTCTCTCCACTTCCAGAACGTTTCGAAACGCTTGGCGAACTTGCTAACGAAGGTCGTCACCCTGACAGTCGCCTGTTGATACGTCAGCCCCTGATACGAAGGCGTCTTCATCAACTGCTTGACGATGGACGGAATGCCTCGTCCGTAAGAGAGACCGTAAACGATAAACTTAGAATCGTAACGTTCATCCTTAGTAACGTCCTCGATTCGCTTACCAGAGGTTTCGGCAGCAATTCCGTAGTGCTGGTCGACTCCCGAGGCGAGAAGATCCAATCCCACCTTGTCTCCTGAGAGAACCATTGCAAGTCTCCACTCAACTTGACTCCAATCGGCGGAGAAGAAAACGTGCTCCGGAGTGTCCGGGATGTAAATCTCCCGAAGCTCCAGCGGGATGTTCTGAGCGTTGGGTTCCCACGAGTTAAGTCGACCAGTTGCAGCCTTCGCCGTGCCAAAGCGAGGGTGAATATAATTGGAGGAGTCAGTCTCCACGCTGACGAAGGTACTGTCAGCTTTGAGAAGGCTGCGCCTTTCGATGATTTGGAGGAAAACGGGATTGTCCGAGATTTGGGCAAGGTTTTCTAACGCCTCCTCATTTGCGGTAGGACGCTGACCACGATTTCGATCCCGTACGTATTGCACGGGAAGACCGAGGTCTTCGTAGAGGACTTTCATCAGTTGTTTCGGACTGTCGAGGTTGAGCGTTTGATCACCGAAACCTTCCTTCAGGACGGCTTCGATTTCCATCGCCCTCTTCCTCATGACGAACGACCACATGATCGCCTTGTCCACGTCCTTCTTCAGGCCCTTCGCGGACATGCGACGAAGGATCGGCTGGACAGGCGCAACGTGTTTCGTGTAGAGGTCGAGCATGTCGAGAGAGCGTAGCTCCTTCTTCATCTCGAGGAAGGCGCGCGTCGTGCTGTCGATGTCCTTACAGTTATACGTGAAGAGATCGCCCTTCTTCGCCTCGTCCTTCCAATACGGCATGTCTGTGTAGAACGAGGCGACAGTGGCAAGGTCCTTCTTCATGTCCGAGTTGATGAGGTGAAACATCAACATCGTGTCCCAGGTGGGACCGTTGAAGTGAACACCTTTGTACTCGAGGAAGGGTTGGTCGAAAGACTCAGAATTCTGCCCGACTTTCGCAACGCGACCGTCGAGCATGATCTCCGCGTGGACTTTCCTCATCTCAGGGTGCCAGCGGAAGCACGTGCTTTGGCCAGGGAGGACTCCCAAGCCATTGCAAATGATGTCGCTGTTACGAGGGTCTAGGTTCGTCGTCTCAAGGTCGTAGACTACGTAGCCGTGCTCAAGTGCGAGAGCGTGAAGGTCTCTCGCTTCCTGCACACTCCCGTCTCTCACGTAGGCAGTGGGAACGCGACGAATCTCAGGAAAGGCACTCTCCCCGAGGACCCGCTGAAGATCGAAGATTGGATAGGCAAACGCGCCTTGATCCCTCATTACGTAGGCGGGGTGGAGTGTTCCAACAACTTTCACACCCTCCAGCCCCGGCAGCGGAACACCTCGATGCAGAAAGATCCCCGTTTTGTACGTCAGGGCATTGAGAGGGGTATCCCCCATCGCCGCTACGACGTTGGGCTTGACGTCTTGGATCTCCTGCGTGAGGATAGTTGAGCAACACGTAATCTCTTCTCCCGTGGGTTTTCTGTTGCCTGGAGGACGGCACTTAACGGCATTCGTGACGAATACGTCCTTACGACTAATCCCAGCCTTCGCGAGAAGTACTGTAAGAACCTGGCCACTTCCACCGATGAAAGGACGACGATATCGGGCTTCTTCTTCTCCCGGCGCCTCACCGACAACCATAATTCTTGCGTTGGCGGGTCCTTCGCCGAATACGGGGCCCGGTGCGTGGTATAGAGGACATTGCTGACAGAATGACGGTTTTCCTGCGCCATGATCTTCTTCCTCCACTACGGCCTCCCGATCAGCATCATGATTTCTTCACGGGCCTTCGAATCAACAAAGAAGGCTCCTCGCATCGCGGAAGTGACGACGTCAGCGTCGGAACGTATGCCTCGAAACTGCATGCATCCGTGCCGGCCGGTGATGATAACACAGCACCCGATAGGCTCGAGGTGTGCTTCGAGAGCATCTGCAACATCTTGTGTAAGTTGCTCCTGCAGGACGGGCATGGACAGTCGCTCTTCAACTGCTCGAGCCAGTTTAGATAGGCCCAGAGCCTTTTTCTTGGGAATATACGCAACGTGTACTCGCATTGGAACCGGCTGCAAGTGATGCGGACAGAGGCCGATGACTTCGTGGTTCCGAAGGAGGACGGCGCCCCGGTACGATGTGGGAAAAGTCTTCCAGTTAGATGCGGCTGGGGAGAGCATTTCTTTGAAGAGGCTGGCGACGCGTTTCGGCGTCTCTTTGTAGTTGTCGTTTTCGACATCGATTCCCATTCCTTGTAGGAGGAGCGTAACGCCTTGCTCCATTTTGGCGGTGTTAAAGCGACTGCGTTTCTTGGTCATCGTTTTCTCCAGGCGATGAGGAGCAGGATGAGAGCCCAGGCGGCGAGGATGAGGTAATATCCCCAGTCTGCCATCAAGGCTCCGTCCGGCATTATCGCACTTTCAGAAGCTTGTGCATCTGCACACTGAGGCGGAGTTCAGGGTGTTGACGCTGGAGGTCCTGGACGACTTTCAGGGCTTCGAAGTCAACTTCGTACTTCTTGTTGCACGGTTGGAGGAAGGTGGGTTTGGCACACTCATTCGCGAAGTAGAGTGCGTCGTCGATCGTTGGCCAGCCTGGACCGTTGCCGAGGCCGCCGACAATCACCTTGACTTCCTTGCAGGGGGTGACGTTCTCTTTGAGCCAGCCGGGTTTCGGACTCATCGTAATCCAGATTTGGTCGTGCGACGCCCAGTCAGGCAGTTTGATAGTGCCGGACGTTTCGATGTGGATCTGGAAGTCGTCCTGGATGAAGGCTTCGGCGAGGTTCTCAAGGTGAGGCTGGTCGAATGGCTCACCGCCCGTAAAGCAGACGTGAACGAGTTCATTGGCCTTCGCCCAGTCTACGAGAGCGGTCAGCGTGAGAGATCCGCCACCTTTCCACGGATCCATCCTGTCGAAGTCCGTGTCGCAGTGGTGACAGACTTTCTTCCCGACGCTGCATCCCGTAAAGCGAATGAAGCCCATGAGAGTCCCTGCGTACACGCCTTCGCCTTGCGGACTGACGAAGCGTTCAGCGATTTGGAATGAGTGATGCATGGTTCTCGTACCTCGCGCTCGTGTTGGAGCTCTCGTAAACCGTTACCGCGCTGACGTACATGCTTCCGTCTTCTCGGCCGATCTTCGCGTCGAGTTCTCCGAGCCAGTGTTTGGCCAGGCACTCCGCCGTTGGCGGAGCACCGATCTCGAAGATTCGATCCATGCCCAGGCGAGCGTTTGAGACGCCACCTTCCCACGCGTAACGCTGGAGCTCGGCGAACGGATCGCCCATCTCGCAGACGAAGGCGTGGTCGTACTTCTTGAAGACGGCTTCCATCTCCCGTTTGAGGTCGGAGAAGTCGATGACCATTCCCTGCTCGTCGAGACTGTCAGCCTGGACTTCCACCTCAACGCGATAGTTGTGTCCATGGATGTGACGACAGAGCCCTGCGTGATGCTGCAGGCGGTGTCCCATGGGAAATTCAATGCTGCGTGTTACGATCATGCGGTCAAGTCCTTAATGCGCCTGAGGAGATCGACAAGATCGACGGCGCACTTGTCGATGATGGCGTAAAGCTCTTCCTTCGTGACATCGTTCAGCGTGAGTTTGGCGTGACCGTGAAGATCGAGTGTTTCGACAGTCAAGCGGAGCTTTGCGTGTCCGCCTTCCAAGACTCTGTCGATCTTCACGCGGGCACCGCGTCTCTATGTTTCTCTCGAGCTTCCCAGAGCATCATCAGAGCCCACGCTGCGCCTGCAAGGTCGTCGTCGGTCTGGTGAGGGAAGTCTCCGTGGTTGTGGTAGTGGTTGGAGAGCTCTTGGAGGTGCTTCAGGCCGTGCGCGAAGCCTTGCTCGATGAAGTCGCGGTCAAGCAGGCCTTTGCGGTAGTTGAAGCGTCCATACTTCACCTCGCCCTCGTCACCCCGACGAGCGATGAGCTCGAGAAACCCTTGAGGGATGCGAGTCGTATTAGGGAGCTTCTCCGACCGCCGTGCGCCGCTCGAAAAGGCCGTGTCCTTGTCTTTCTTCTGCTTGGGCATGCTTCTTCCTCTCTAACGTGAATCGGGTTCCGAGTACGAAGGAAGCGATGGCGACCGCGGTAAGTGCGATACCAAAGATCATTCCTCCGAAGAAGATGTTTCCGTCAATCATGAAATCCTCCAAATAGGGAACCCCCCTGAGGCGGACTGCGAATCACACCTCAGGGGGCCCATGGCTAGGAGGCGTAGTAGGAGGCTACGCCATGCAAGTTCCTAGCCGAAGACGCTGATGTAGTTCTTGACGCGATTCCGCGCCTCGTACGTGTTGCCCGTGTTCGGGTCCGTGCGTTCCGCCTCGACTTCGACGACGAGGATGACCTGAGCGTCGAGCATGTCGCTCTTGCCGACGAAGACGCCGTCTTCGAAGACCGGCTTGTCATCCGGCCACGCGATCGCATCGAGGAACTTGCGGAGCATGAAGGCCTTGCCGGGGGCCAGCGTGAGGTTGTCGAAGATGTGTCTTCCGAACATCTCCCCTTCATCTTGAATGACCCAGTCCGGGCGGAGTGAGGCGTGCTGGGCGTCGGTCTTCTTGCCCTGAGCACGAGCCTCGTCAGGATCGAAAGCCTCGATCTTGGCGAGACGACCCTTGTACGTACCGGCGGGAACGGGATCTGATCCCTTGACTTCTCCACCGGCGAGATTCTGAGGAAGTGGCATTGAACTATCTCCTACGTTAACGAGCGGCTGTCACCGCGACAGCCTTGGGTTTACCGACTTGAGGTGTGAGCTGTGCAAGGAGTTTCGCGTCTCCCGTACGCATCCAATCGCACAGTATTGCGGTGTTCGGGAGCAGGAATTCAGGCACGTTTAGTCCGGGCACCCGAATTCCTGCGACTGCTCGCATATGAGTGCGAGTTCGTAGGAGACGCTGTCCGTTGACAATGTCTCCGCGCAGAGTGGCATCGGGCCACCCTGGAAGTTCATGAGGGAGTTTCTGTCCGGGGAACTCAGGCACCTTATACGTGATGATCTTGCCTTCGGTGTCCTTCTCCTCGGCCATGCTCTCTCGGGCGATGGCGAGGAAGTTTGCTTGAACGTTCATCAGCAGCTTCATCAACTGCCGCATCTTCTCGTTCATGTAGGGATAGGCCATGCGAGGGTCCTTCCCTCCCGTGCCCATCGTGTCCCAGAGACCTTGCCAGCCCTTGATCTTCTGTGCGCCTTCCAGGCCTAGCTCTCCCGCGACGCTCGCGCTGTCGAGGATGACAGTTTCAAACTCTTCCCCTTCGAACGTGCAGACGTCTCGATTCTTGCCGAGCTCACGTGCGACCTGCAAGAGCGTTTCCATGTCGTCGATGGGAAGGTAGGGAATGGCGAGGTCTTGGAGTGTTCCCAGGCCACGTTTCGCTCCCATCTCACACGCGAGGACAAGTGGGCGTCGAGCCGTCCGCGTGAGCATCGTCTTTCCCCAGCGAGGCACGGCGTATGCGAGGATCGTAGCCCACGCATCGCCCATTTCGTTCGTCCGCTTAAGACTTGGTATCAAAGGTGATGTCCCGTTCTTTCGTATAGTCGTGAGGAAGGAAGACCACTTGGCCGTTGACGACTGCCAGCGTGAGAAGTGGTCCACTCACGTTTTCGTGCGTCAGCTGTATCTGCCAAGCGTCTTCCATCGAGTTCTCCACGACCGTTAGGATGCCGAGGCGAGGTACCCGGATCTCTCCGAGTACCTTCACGACGGGGCTCATCTTAGGCTTCTTCCTTCTCTTCCGCCACGTCCTCGTCGTCGTCCTCTTCCACGCCGATTTCGTCTTCGGCCCAGGCGGTGATCTCTTCCGCAATCGCAGTCAGATCGCTGCTCGAGAGTTCTTCGCCTTCGACGAGGCCAAGCTGCTTCGTCACTTCTTCCAAGAAGGTCTTCTTTTCCATGCTTTCGCTCCTAGTGAATACGGCGAGTACGTCTCGCTCGTCAACGGTGCAGAACATTCTGCCACCGAGTTGAAATTCCCTCTCCGAGTACTTCGAAAAGAGAATGCGCCGACCGTCGAGGACTCGTCCGTCCCAGTCTCCGGCAGCGTTGTGAATGTGAACGAGTCCGCTTTGCGCACGGATCCGCTCATTGTCGGGCATGTGAAGAACGACCTTCCCATCCTTCGAAACGTACACGCCGGCGTCAGCGTCTCGTGTGACGATCATCATCCCGTAGAGAGGGCGGATGTTCACCTGTCCTCCTTCGACCATTGGAGGTATCCGCACCAAGCGCAGAAGAAGCCGATCCAGAAAGTAGGCCAGTCCCAGATCACGGCTTCTCTCCCTCCGTCAGGAGCACTGCATCATCGACGTAGTCTTCCTTGCGTCTCACGAACTCCGCACGAAGTCCGATGTTCGAAGGATCCATGCACAGTCCGCGGTAGAGACAAGTTCCGAATCGGAAGCATTCCTTCTCATCCCGCGGAAAGGCGAGCCAAGGCTCCGTAGTCGGCACGACGTAGACGTTGTCAGTCGTTCCTTCGTAGCCGAGGTCGAAGTGGCACCGTTGGATCGTCCGCGCCCAATTCGTGAAGTTGTATTCGAACTCACGGAGCTCAGCATCCGTCCGCTCGAACGCCTCTCTGTTGAACTGAGGGACTTTCGTCTTCACAAGGAAGTCGACAATCACGCCCTGGACACGAGTCTTCAGGAGTTTCGTCGCGCCGTAGATGTATGCGGTCATCTGCAAGTCCATCTGATACTTCATCATCTCCCGCATGTCCATCTTCGCGGCGGTCTTGTGATCGACGATCCACAGTCCCCCGAAGGCGTGAACGAACTTGTCGGTGCGGAAGCGAAGGAAGATCCCGGTGCCCTCCCCTACTTCGACGGTCCCAGCAACTTCGTTTCCGAGCGGCCTGAACATCTTCCCTTGGTCGCCCCAGAACTCGACATAGTGGATGAGGAGCTTCTCAACGAGCTCTTCCCCCTCCGCATACATCTCATCATCACCGGGAAGACGACGTTTCGGAAGATCGCGTCGGAACCTTTCCTTAGCGGCGACGATTGACGCTGGAAGATCCACTCCCGCGCCCAGCTGCGCAAGTCCCTCATGAGTCGCGCTCCCCACTTCCAGGTTCATTGCTGGTCGGTCCGCCTCGAGATTCTCCACGAACCTCCAGTAGAACTTCCTCGGGCAGTCCCGGAAGATCTGCATGCGGGATTGGTTCAACGTTATGTCCCTCGCCCAGGCTGCCGCGGCTAACTTCGCGGACTCCGTAACCTGTGAGAGGGACGTTATTCTGTCCTGTAAGTGCATTGTACGCCCTTCCTCCGAATATGCCGTTGGGAAATGGAATTGCATTGCCTGCGCAACTCCGAAGATAACCGCTGTAGGTAGAGTAGCCGTCGGCATCGACACTCCTCACGCTCGTTACGACGTGGATGCTTTCTCCACCCTTCCAGGTGAATTGCACCCAGCCGTAGCCGTCTTTTGCGTCGTAGAACAATGTCCGCTTGAGAGGAGCAGGCGGTGCAGGTACCTCGAGGTCTCCGTAGACTGCTCGGAGGACGTTGATAGCATGTCCCTGTGCACCTTCCACGCCCAACTTGGCGAGGTATCGTTCGACATTGAGTCGTGCTCCATAGTCCGTCCCTGCCTTGAGGATGTCGGTGAGGTGTGTTTGCACCTCTTCATCCGACCACGTGTTGTCTCCAACACCCATGCCTCCGACTTCGAAGACATCGTCACCTCGACGTTCAGTCGCGAGGAAGAAGTACGGAAGATCTAACTCCTCCGACCCCTTCCACCTAAACTGGATCCAGGTGTCCTGTGACGTCCCTGGCTTCCACTGACGGTCGATGAGAAACTCCTCCAGTTGGAGCTTCTCCGCGTCCGTTATGAAGACCATCCGAGCACCCAAAAGTCAATGCGCTTGGTTGGTTCCAACTTCCACTGGACCTTACGAGCGGCTCGATAGCCTGGCTCCGTCGGGTACTTATCCCGTTCTGCCATGTCCTCGGCGTACCCCCAATGAATGTCCAGCGCGCCGATGAGACCATCGCAGTCAGGACGGCCGGTCCCGTGCATTGGGAGGAAGTAGATGTCGACATCCTTTTCACTGTGACCGACGTGCAGGATGCTTCCACCGAGACAGACGTGGTAGTTGAAGCGCATTGCGACTTCTCGCACGTCCGCGATCAGTTGGTAGGCTTGTGAACGATTCCACATTATTGGAAATCCTCCTCTTTGACGAGGACGACATCGCCGACGATCGGACTTGTCGTGCCTGGATGACAGACGCTGTGGTAGAGCTTCGTAGCCTTCGCATTGAAGGGAAGCTGCTTTGCGTAGCCGTTATCGTCCACGAGCATCACCTGCTTGTGTATACGTAAGTTCACGATGTTCACGCAGTCGCAGTTGATGAGACGGTGCACTTCACCGAGGATGTAGTCTTCGGGGTTGAGGTCGAGAACGTGAGTCTCTTCCGTACCGTTCGCACGAATCACTTCGACTGTCATGCTGCGTACGTTGTGGGATCGAATCCCTCCAACGCCTCTTTGCGTTCCACGCACGTGCCACACAGGCCGCAGTGGACGTCCTTTCCTTCGTAGCACGAATACGTCAAGCGGATCAGCTCCGGACGGTTGTTGATGATCTTGCCGATGCTCCGCTTGGACAGCGTGATGAAGGGAGTGAACAGCTCAATCGGATCGAAGTGGATCCGTTCGAAGAGGACGGAGAGTGCCTCTGCAAACTCGGGACGACAGTCCGGGTATACTGCGTGGTCCCCCGCGTGAGCAGCGTATGCGACAGTCTTCGCGTTCGTGGAGATCGCCCATGCTGCTGCGTAGTTGAGCATGAGGCTGTTGCGGTTAGGAACGACAGTCACTCGCATGCTCTCGTCGGCGTAGTGACCGTGTGGAACGTCGATCTCGAAGTCCGTCTGCGAGGACCCTCGGAACGCGTCCTTCGGCAGCCTGATGATCTTGTGCCGCACGCGAAGCATGCTCCCGATCGCCATCGCTGCGGTGAGTTCACGAACGTGGCGTTGTCCGTAGTCGAAGCTGATTGCGGTGACTGCCTCGTTTCCGTGACGGTCCACGCACATCTGCAGGAGAGCGGACGAATCTAACCCGCCGCTGAAGCATACCACGATTGGTGGCACGGTGTTCTGGAAATCTTTCCTCAACATTGAATGCAACTCCTTGACCAAACGAAAGGGAGGACAAACCTCGTCCTCCCCTACGTCGGCCTGTTAGGCCTTGAACCCGAATTCCTTCACGTCGATGCCCTGCTGTTGGGCCGCGGCGATCAGGAGCTTGGTGCGTTCCTGGCGAGCCGTCCGATAGGCCTTCTGCTTCTCCTTGACCTCGGGGCGAGCCATGTACGCCTTGCGGTGCTCGGTCCGCTTCGCCTGAACCTCGGGGCGCGAGTTGTACTCCTTCGAGTACTGCTTGCGCTTCTCCTGGTTTTCGGGCTTGGAGTTGTACTCCTTCTGCTTGGCCATGTGCTTGGCCTGCAGATCCTTCGCCTTCGCCAGTTCAGCGCGAACCTGGTCAGGCGTCATTGCCGCGATCTCGGTTTGGAACTTGGACATGTCCATGTGTAACGGTCTCCTGCTCTACTTACGTTTACGAAGATATGAAGTATACCACAACACAGATTTTGAAATCAACGTCTGTTTCGAAGGTGACGGTGTTGGTGGCTGACTTCATGGTATAGTAATTATACATCAGAATGAATGGGACAATCAAGTCCCATTTACAATCTTTCCCCCTCCTTGTCGTCGTCCTCGTGGTCGGGAATGGGGTGCGCCACTTGCGTCGGGAGCGTGCTGATGTAGTCTTGGTGGACCTGAATCCAACGCTTCGCAACGTCCAGCTTTCCGTCGAGGAGGTCCATGCGTTCAACAACGCCCTCATCGCCGAGCTGGAGAAGATCCGTGATGTACTGCGCGACCTTCTCAAGTTCGAGTCGTGCGTACTGCATTGCCGTTTCGGAGATGATCTCCCTCTCCTCAGCTTTCGTCAGATGGTGATGATGCGGATGCCGTTCCATGTGTCTCCTCCTCCAACCGAAGTTTGTAGAGTTGCCAACCGTACTTCCCGAGCGACTTACGTTGCTGAGCGCGGTGATGGGATTTCTCCCACCACCTTGCTGCCGAGCGAAGCACTTCACCTGGAACGGTCACGCCGATCTTTGCTGCGTAACGTTCTCCCGCCTTCAGTCCTTCCCTGCGAAGGACGTTGCGGATGTTGCGGATCTGGGCCTCGACGCCCTTCTTCCTACTTCTTTTCATGCTGTGCTCCGTAGACGATGTGTGCGATGATCTCTCCGATGTCTCGGAGGCTGTTCTCCGCAGCGTGTGCCTCTGCACAGGCTAGGGTGACGGTCCTCATCAGCTTGGCGAGGGACATGCACGAGAGGGTCATCAGGGCGATTGCCGTGACACTCTCAATGCGCCATTGACCGAAGTCATAGCCGTGCCTGGCAATGTCCTCTTGGAGGAACTTGCGGAGGTCCGCCCACGAGGCAGGGCCTGCGGATGGAAGGCTCTTCAGTTCGATCCACGACGCAATCCAATCGCCGTGTGAGAGGGCGATGTCGGAGAAGAACTTGACGAGCTCCTTTGTCTCCGTGCCGGACGAAACGAGCTCACTGAAGGATTCGAGCGGGGTCTTGCTCACGGTTCAACTCCCATCTTCTCACGTGTCGTGAGGTCGTAACGTTGTCCCTTGCCAATGCCTTCACCGACACCGTGTTTCCAGTGGCAGATGGCACACATAATCGCCCAGGGACCCATTACGGTCTTCCCATCGACGAATTGCTGAGAGAGGGGTCGGCTGCACAGCTGGCAGTGTGTGGGGAGAGATCCGCTCCACTTAGACACCACGCACCTCCAGAACTTGCAGAACGAAGTCGTGATAGTTCCCTTCGTTGTTGACGAGATCGACTTGCGCGTACATCGCCCGGAGCGTCGTATGCACTTCGGGGTCGAACACTTCTTCGTATGCCTGGGCGACAGTTTCAAGCGTGGTCCAATCGGTTTCCCGAACGTTGTCTTCCCAGCCTATACGTAGGATGAATTTCATACTCTTGTCCTTTCGTTAACGACGTACTGCATCCACTCGGAATTCCCCTCGACGGGGCAGTATACCCGTTCGGTGCGGCTGTTGGTCACGTCGACGTAGAGCTTCCCTGCTTCGAACAACTCCCGTGCCTTCTCTCGTGGGATGAACTTGTCTTTCCGTCCATCACGGGCGTCAGGGGTTATCTTTGACAGGAGCGGCGTAATCTTCCCTTTCATTCCTCGTCCTCCTCGTTCAGTTCGTACGTGTTCGCATAGTCAAGTTCCGCTTCGCGGAACTCCTTGCCTACGGCCTCTCGTGCCTTCTCCGCTTCCGCCTCTGTGTCGAACTCCCACTGACCGTCTCGCACGCCAAAGCCGCATCCGCCAGAGTCGGAGTCACGGCCAACGGCCTTCTTCAACCTCTTGTCAATCGTGGTGAGCGACGCAACGTACTTCACGAAGACGCCGACGTCAAGCACCCACCGTGGATTCGCCTTAAGCTCCATCAGGCACCGTCCCTCCCTTGCTGCGGTCGGTGTCAGG